AAATAAAGCCTTATGGATGGGAACCGGAAGACGACGGTTATATAAGCAGATAAAATTGCGCGGGCGCAATTATGATAATTGCGCCCGCGCAAAAGGTAGCCTTGAGCTACTTTTTTTATGCATATGTTTAAAATGTTTACATTTAACTATTGACAAATAAATAAGCAATATATACAATCAAATTGCAACAAAAAAACAGAGCTGCAAAGAACTTTCACCTACTAAGCAACCCTGTTTTAGAACCCAGATCACGGGCAATTATTATTATAATTGCAATTGCCCCAAATTTCAAGCAATAGGAGGTAATGCAAAATGGCAAAAAGAATCAAACAAACTCCGCAAATCACCGACGACATGTATAAAAAGATGTGCTGCGACTTAATAATGCAGGACGAAACGCACGTAATGAAATTCGTTTACAATGTAGTTGCAACGATATGCGACGAGAACAGAAAAAGCACTGAAGATATTGATAGATACAGCTCTATGCGCATGTTATTTGATCTGACAGGCGCAGAGCTATCTAATACATACCTATGGGTAAGAGCTGCTTACAATAACGCATTAGAAAGGAGTAAAAAAAGAGCATGAACGCTTGCAAAAGAATTAGCCGCTTAGCAGCCGCGCCCAGATACGACGATGTAGTAATGATAATCGAACAAACAGACAGAATATTTAAAGATACTATGTATGTAGCCGTTGACAACGAAGGAAAAGCCGTTGCTATATCAAACGACAAAAGGGCGCTATTAGACAAAATTGAAACTTTCAACTCATGAGATAACGGCGTAGCCGCTCGGCAAGAAAAGCCGGGCGGCTTTTTATAATTAACAAAGGTGGTGTGAAATTGAAAACAAACATTATAGCCATTGTCAATCAAAAAGGCGGCGTAGCAAAAACTACTACTTGCCTAAACCTTGGCGCAGCCCTTGCACTTCAAGAAAAGAGTGTTTTACTAATCGACCTTGACCCGCAAGGAAGTATGAGCAAATGCGCCGGTTTTAGAGACTTAGAGGACGACTTGACAACCTACGAGATTATCAACAACACAGCCGATATTAACAAGGCCATAAAGACAAAAACAGGAATAGCCCAATACGACATAATACCAACAGATCTGAGAATGAGCGGCGCAGAAATACAGCTTATAAGCGCCCCTGGAAGAGATTTCTTACTTAAGCAAGCCATAGAAGACCTTAAGAAAGATTATGATTACATTCTCATAGATTGTAGCCCAAGCCTTAACATATTAACGCTAATGGCGCTCACAGCCGCCACAAGCGTATTAATACCCGTTGCGGCGCAATACATGCCCTTAGATGGAATGGCGCAGCTATTGCCAACTATAGAGCTTATAAGGAAACGTATTAATAAAAGCCTATACATAAGCGGCGTATTGGTTACGATGTACGACAGCCGAAGAAGCCAGGATAAAGCCATTGTAGAAGCCATAAAACAGAAATTCCCCAAAGAGACATTTAAAACCGTAATAAAAATTAACAGCAAATTAGCAGAAGCGCCTACTTATGGCAAAGATATTTTTGAATATGCACCTAAAAGCATTGGTGCCGACGCTTATAAGGAAGTAGCACTTGAATTAATAGAAAGAGAGGGCTAAAAGATGGTCGATTTATTTAAATACCTTGTATATATAGAAACTCCGGGCATAGCGGGCGGCAAAGGTAATTTATTAGCTGGATTCAAAAACAAAAAAGACGCTCAAATATACATAGAGGAAATGAATAAGAAGAGCCGTAATAATAACTACTACATTGTAGAAAGAGAGGGTTAAAAGATGGCTTACAAACTGGAAAACAACCCGCTTTTCACTCCGGAGCAAGAACAAACCATAAAAGAAGCAGAGCGCAAAAGCGGGAACGTAGGAAGACCTGTAAAAGAAAACCTTATAAGAACCGGAGCACAGGCGGGCCTTCCAGAAGACTACACAAGAGCCACTTTCATAGTTAACGTGGAATTATTGAACGATGTAAAGAATTATGCATATACAGAGCGCTTAAGCATGAAGGACGCAGTGAACAAACTGCTTAAACATAGCATTGACGCCTATAAAGCCGCCGGCGGCGTTTTATTAAATCGAAAGGATAAGCAATGATACAGATTGACGATTTAAAAGTTTATGACGTAAACGAGTGTGCAGAAATGCTAAGAATACACCCGCAAACAGTACGAAAATACATTCGGATAGGCAAATTAACCGGTCAAAAAGTGGGCTTCAAAAAATATGTTACATCTGAAAGCATAAAAGACTTTTTAAAGGGAGAGACTGATTCTAAATGATAGTGAAGTATACAAAAAGCGAAAAAGCGAAAATACAGGCACTTGAAGAAAAGTATTCAAAGCTTATATCGGATTGTGAAATCATAATTAATAAAAGAACCGATGATTTAGACCCGGACGGGAGCAAAGAAGCCGCTATAGCAGCTAAAAGACTTCCGGAGCCTATAGAATTGCGCCCGCAGCCGATCAATTACACCAAAGAAGGCAATCCTGTTTATGATAAAGCCGAATTAGCAGCCTATAAAAGCACTCCGGAATATAAAGCTTATATAGAATCCAATGTGCAAGCCAATAAAGAAATGACTGCTTTTTTCAATGAATGGGAAGCCAAAGGAAGTGAAGAATGGAAAAAAGCCAGAAGAGACCGTTTGAAGTATATGGACGAGCTCAACGATGGAAGAAGGCGTTTATACAGACAGTTTGAGAAAAGACAGTTTAGCGAGCTTGGCGGGGATCCGGACAGAATACTTAAAGACGCCAAAAACCAAATTACCCAGCTCATTAAAAACAGATACGATAGCGCCAAGAAAATGAAAGAAGAGGGTAATTCTTTCAGTATATTCTATTTAAGGATAGACGGAGAGCGTCTTTACATTGACGCGCAACAGCTCATAGAGGATAGTAAAGAACTTCTACACTTACACTACGATTTCTTTAAAGACGATCCGGAAAACATAAGCGCTATTAGAACAATTGTTCTTGATAGCATAGCAGACAGCCCATATACAGGCAGCAAAGGCATACTTGGCGGCAATGTAAACGGAGCCCCATTACCAGGCGGCCCGCCGATCAGAAGCAAAGATATAACGAATATACCAACCAGAGCGCCTAAACAATGGTTAACTCCGATAGATAAAGTTAGCAACCTTGCATTTAACGGAGAAGGTAATTTTTACCGAAGCGACGGTAAATTTATAGGTGCAGATATTAGCAACCGGAAAACTAAAAAAGAAATACTTAGCCTTGTAAATATAAATTATGACGATAAAGACCTACAAATAAGCGGTAATAGATCTCTTACGCCCTATGATAGAGAAGTACACGACGCCCTTACAACCTTATTTGTTGACGGTGAAAACGATTATATAACGCCAAGAATGATATACAGGGCAATGACCGGAAACGAAAATGCTTCACTTTCAACAAAACGACAGGAATCTATAAGCAACAGTATGAATAAGCTTATGTATACCAGGATAAAGCTGGAAGCTTCAGAAGAAGAATGTGCTGCATATGGATTTGATAGCTACAAGTACGAAGGTACTATTATACAGGGCGAAAAAGTTACAGCCACACTTGCAGTTAACGGAAAAGAAGTTTTAGAAGTTTATCACCTTCTAAGAGAGCCGGTACTCTATACCTACGCCGCAAAGAAAAGCCAAATTGCAAGATTAGATATAAAGCTGCTTAATAGCCCGGTAAACAAAAACGAAGAAAACATTATTCTACAGAGCTACCTTTGCAGAAGGATCCTTGCAATGAAGGGAAGTAGTAAACTAAGCCCAACAATAGTTTACGACACTGTATATAAATACCTTGGAGTAAGCGCCGCAAGCGACGGTGCATTGAGAAAGAAAAAACTAAAGGTAAGAAGCACAACTCACCGAATACTTGACTATTTAAAAGAACAAGAATTCATAGGTGGCTATGTTGAGAACAGCAGAAAGAATGAGATAGTAAGCGTTACAATACGCCTATGATTTTAAATAAAAGTGATGATGAAAGTGGTAACGAGTGATGATGAAAGTGGTAACGAGTGATGATGAAAGTGGTAACGAGTGATGATGAAAGTGGTAACGTTTCAGAGCTCAAAAATTGCCAAAATTACTGACAACCATGCGGCTTTTCAGATTTCGCTAAAAAAGTGATAAGCTTATAAGCTTTATAAGCTTTATAGTGTTGGCGGCGGCTTCTTTACAGCCGCCACCCCACCAAATAAAATATAGTTCATCAGCTGAAGAGGTAAAACATATGATTGATGATCTGAAAAAAGACGAAATAAAGCTATCCCTTAGACGCTATGTTGAGACCATAACGGAACCAGACCGAAGAGCGGGCCGCAATATGTATAAATGCCCTCTTTGCGGAAGCGGAAACAAAAGCGGAAATAATCACAACGGAGCTTTTAGCATTACCAAAGACGGTAAGTCATGGAAGTGCTTTAGCTGCAATCAAAGCGGAGATATATTCACCTTAATAGGTTTGTATGAGGGCATAGAAGATTTCATAGACCAGGCAACAAGAGCCGCCGAAATAACAGGTATTGACCTAAATGCATCAGACAGCCCTAAAGAGGATCCTAAAAAGAAAGCGCTTATGCAATGCGGGCCCCGCCCGCATATAAGTGCGCCCTTGGCTATAAATGCAAGGGAAACTAAAACAGGAAAGTATTACAGTTATATAAAAGAGTGCCAGAACGCAGCCAGCAAAACAGATTACTTTAAGAGCAGAGGTTTTGATGATGATGTAGTAAAGCGGTTTGGCCTTGGATATGACGAAACACTAAGAGCTATAGTAATACCGTATGATCAAACAGGCGGTTATTACATAACGAGAAGTACAATAGAAAAGAAGTTCCGGAAGCCCAAAAGCGACGAAGTAGGAGCCGAACCGGTATATAACAAAGCCGCCCTTTACGACACCAAACCATGCTTTGTGTGCGAAAGTCCAATAGACGCTATAAGTGTAATCATAGCAAGCGGCGGCGCAGTTGGTGCAATCTCTTTAGGTGGTACAGGGAGCTCTAAGCTCATAGAACAGATACGCGAAAAAGAGCCGACAACGGCCCTTATTCTGAACTTTGACAACGACGAACCAGGACGAAAAGCATCTATGCAGACAGCTGAAGCACTCAGCGAATTCAATACACCTTTTATAGTTGCTTCCTACAACCTGGAAGAGTACCCGGAAAATCAGAGAAAAGACGCAAACGACCTTTTATTAGCAGATAGAGACAAATTCGCAGAAGATATTAAAGCCAATGTAAGCGAACTTGAAAAAATCACAAATGCAGAGAAAATTACAAGAATAGAAGCACATAATGCATTTAGGGCATTTAACAGGCTAAAAGACTTTTCAAAAGACATTACAAAGGGGTTTTACGTTCCTACAGGGTTTAGCGAATTAGATAAAGAATTAGATGGTGGTTTTTATCCTGGCTTATATGTAATGGGCGCAATAAGCAGTTTAGGCAAAACAACCTTATTGCTTCAGATAGCTGATCAGATAGCCAAGAGCGGGCAAGATATACTATATTTCAGTTTAGAAATGGCAGCAACAGAGCTAATGAGTAAATCAATTAGCAGAATCACGTTTGAACTTTGCGAAGGGAAAGAAAACAACGCAAAGACAGCCAGAGGGATAACAACCGGAAGCCGCTACAAGAGTTACAGCCCCGATGAAAAACAGCTGATCAATAAAGCCTTGAAGCAATATACAAGCTATTCAAAACACATATATTTCTTTGAGGGTATCGGAGATATAGGAGTAGAAGAAATAAAAAGCCGGGTAGCTGAACATATAGAGCTTACAGGCAATACGCCTTTAGTATTCATCGATTATCTTCAAATATTGGCCCCGTATGATATGAGAGCGAGCGACAAACAAAACACCGACAAGGCGGTTTTAGAGCTAAAGAGGCTAAGCAGAGATTACGACACAAGCATAATAGCCATAAGCAGTTTTAACAGGGATAATTACACAACAGAGGTTAACATGACAGCCTTCAAAGAAAGCGGTGCCATTGAATACGGAAGCGACGTTTTAATAGCCCTACAGCCGCAAGGAATGAAGCCAGGATACTCAGCAACGGAGCAAAAAGACAATTTGAAGATAGTAAAAAGCTGCAAAACAAGCCTAAAAAGGAATATAGAGGTTTGTGTATTAAAGAATAGGAGCGGCAAGACAGGCGGCAAAATAGGCTTTGATTACCGCACACTATTCAACCATTTTGAACAAAATTACGGATATGCAGCAACGGCAAAGAATAATGATAGCGGTTTAAGAGTATAACCGGATAAAAACAACGGGTTTACCTAAAAAGGGTAAGCCCTTTTTTTATTAATAAAATGTTTACTTAGTAATTGACATAAACAAAGTAAAATAATATTATTATGTAAACTCATATTACCGAAGAAACATTTAAACAGGTTAGGTTAACAATATGAAAGAACCGCCAAAAGCATACAGAATCACCTTAAAAAAAGGTATTCCCATTGAGAATTGTTACATGGCCGTTAATGCCCCACAAATACCGGGCTTCATAGCCATTGAATGGAGAATACTTGAGACGGAAACATGCGATAAGAAAGACGCGACTAAGTATATAAACATAGACAACATAACAGACATTGTTGTTGTAAATGAAGAGTTTAAAAAGTGGCCGGTTACTGCATACGTTCCGGAACGAATACAGAAAGTAGAATTAAGCAGATAGCTTAAGAGGTGAACGTTACGAGCATATTAGATATATTCAAACCAAAGAAAACAGTAACAACAGCAAAGCTTATACATGAGCACACAGGCGGTTTTAGTGTGGTGTCAAGTGATGCATACGCAAACGATACATACCGGGGAGCAGTAGACGCGATTGCAAGGAACGCTGGAAAGCTAAAAGGAAGCCACATAATAACCTATGAGGGCGCAGATCGCAGAGAAGGAGACAAGAAAATTAATCGTTTGCTGCAGATTAGACCCAATCCATACATGAGCTCATATGACCTTTTATATAAGCTTGTTACTCACCTGTTTTTAAATAATAATGCCTTTGCATTTTTAGACAGAGATAACAAAGGAAACTTAAAAGGCATTTACCCTATTACGGCTTCAAGCGTAAACATCATGAGCGACCCAGCAAATAACTTATACTGCAGCTTTTATCTGAAGAATGGAAAAGAAGTTATTTTGCCGTATGCAGATATTATACATTTACGCAGACATTTCAACGACGACGATTTATTAGGAGCCGACAATACTGCAATTACGCCGGGTTTGGAGTTAGCCCAAACACAAAACGACGGAATCATAAACGGTATAAAATCCGGTGCTTCCATAAGAGGTATATTAAAATTCACTCAGCTTATGGGCGCAACGAAATTAAAAGAAGAAAAGGAAGCCTTTGTAAAAGATTACCTGGAAATGGGAAACGATGGCGGCGTAGTTGCGACTGATCAGAAAATGGATTACCAACCAATAGAAAGCAAGCCGGTAATATTAAACGCCGACCAAGCTAAAGAGGTTAAGAGCAAAATCTATAATTATTTAGGAGTAACCGAAGCTATAGTTAATAGTTCCTATACAGAAGACCAATACAGCGCTTTTTACGAAAGCACATTAGAGCCGATTGCAACAGCATTAAGCCAAGAATTTACAGCTAAGCTTTTCAACGAGAGAGAACAAGCATACGGCAACAGCATACTTTTTGAAAGTGGCCGCTTGCAGTTTACGAGCAATAAAACAAAAGTGGAGCTTATTGCTCAGCTTATGCCCGCTGGACTTCTTACAATTAACCAGGCATTGGAAATTCTTAACCTTCCAAGCGTTCCGGATGGTGATAGACGTTTACAGGCTTTGAACATGATCGACCAGAGCAAGGCGGCAAAATATCAGCTCGGAACCGATGAAACAACAGAAGAGCAGCAAGGATAGCTTAAGGATAGCCTTAAGCGAATTTTCGGTATCGCAAGGATAGCTTATGGGGCCCCATAAACCGAAAATAGAAAATTTTACCATTTTGAAAAAATGAAAAAATTAAATTTTAAAACTTGGCAAGCAGGGCGCCGGTATATACCGGGCGCAAATCTGTAAAGTTGCAAGCAGTGCGAATTGATATCAATTCCGCTTGTTGAGGATGGCCCCAAACCCCAAAACCGCATAAAATGCGGAGCTTGAAAAAGAAGGAAAAACATGCAATTTAAAAATCTTAATACAGACAAAAATCAATATTTCAGAATATGCCCAACATGCGGCGCCTCTTTGGATCCTGGAGAGCATTGCGACTGCAACCAGAAAAAAGCAAATCCGGAAAAGGAAGAAAACCAGAAAAAAGAAGGTGCTTAACATGAAAGAAATTAGAATATGCGAAATAAGAGCAAATGTGCCAACGGCAGAGGGCGCAAAAGCTCATATTTTAACAGGCCGCCCTATTGTATACGACACCCCGACAACAATAAATGATTTTAGCGGCAGCTATAAAGAAGTTATTAAAAGGGGAGCCTTAAACGGTTCCGATCTGACCGACGTTAGATTGATTTACAATCACGACAACAGCCGCGTACCGCTTGCAAGGACGCCTAAAACAATGCTTTTATCTCTTGACAATTTAGGTATGACTTTTGAAGCGACATTACCGGAAACGGCAAGCGCAAATGAAGTATACGAAGCGGTAAAACGCGGGGATCTTGACGGAATGAGTTTTGCTTTTACCGTTCCGGAAGGCGGGGACAGTTACGACGCTGCAACAAACACAAGGACAATCAACAAAATTGCAAAAGTGTATGAGTGCAGCATCGTACCCTACGCCGCATACCCCACAACAAGCGTAGAAGCCAGGAGCGCAAGAGAAACCGGTTTGAAGAATTACAAATTGCGGCAGCAAGCTAAAATTCTTTTTAACCAGATTATGAGAGAAGGCTAAAGCATGGAAAGTAATTTGATAGGCGATGAATTGAAAAACATTATGTCGTTTTGCGAAGAGCGCGGCTATAAGTTACATGCAATAGAAATGAAATACAGCCGAAATATGAAAAACGCGGCATATGTTCAGATCTCTGCAACAGTACCAATTACAGAACCAGCAAAAGCAACAGACTTCAAAATGGTTAAAAGCGACTTATGCGAAAAACCGGAAGCAGAGCAACCCCAAATAATAAATTTTGATTGTGTTTCTTATAACAAAAACAGAGGAATTTAAAAATGAAGTTTAAAACAGTAGCAGAAGCATTTAATTTCTACAAAGACAAAGACGTTAAGGAACTTGAGACCAGGGCCGCCCAGATCAACAACGACATCGATAGCAACCCGGAAGCCGACATTGAAGCCTATAACATTGAGCTCAAAGGCATCAAAGAAGCAAAAGAGAACATGGAGCTCAGAAGCGCAACCCAGGCCGAAGCATTTAACTTGATCACTGGTAGAAGCTTCAAGAAAGAAGAGAAGAAGACCTTTACGCCCGGTGAAGAGCTTGTAAGCTCTCCGGAATACCGAAGCGCTTTTTATAAAACGCTCATGGGCCGTAAGCTCACAGAAAACGAACAGGCCGCATTTAATGCTGCAGTAGAGTACCGGAGCGACGAATTCGACGCAAGCGAAGATGTAGCCGTTGCAATTCCTACCAATACGCTCAATGAGGTTATCCGGAAAGCCCGCACGATGGGCGGCCTTCTTGGAGAAGCAAGAGGCTTTGCTATGCCTTCAAAAATCAGTATTCCGATCGGAACGCCCAGCACAAGAGCCGCATGGCATACCGAAGGCGATGAAGTAGAGAGCGAGAAGGTAAGCCTTACAAACGTTTCATTTGACGGTTACGAGCTTATTAAGATTTTCTCTATCAGCGTAAAAGCAAGGCGCATGACTATCAGCGCATTTGAAAGCTACCTTACAGACGAGCTTACAGCTTGCATCATGGAAACAATTGCCTATTCACTGATCAACGGTAGCGGATCTGACGAAGGAACCGGCATTGAAACAGGTATCACATGGGCCACAAGCGGAACCGGAAAGAACAACATTGAAGTTGCAGCCGATGCCGATATTGAATATGCAGACGTCGTTGCAACCGTTGCACTTCTTAAGCGCGGATATAGCAAAGGCGCTAAATGGGCTATGAACAACGCGACACTTTACAATGTCTTCTATGGAATGGTAGACACGAACAAGCGCCCTATCTTTATATCTGATCCGAAGGGCGAAAGCGTAGGCCGCATCCTTGGCTTTGACGTTGTAGTAGATGACAATATTGCAGACAATGACGTTTACTTTGGTAATTACGCAAAGTATCTTGGCTACAATTTGCCGCAGGGAATTACAATTGAAGTATCCAGGGAAAGCAGCTTTAAGAAGGGCCTTATTGATTACCGGGCAATGGCAATTGCCGACTGCAAGCCGCTCATTTCCGAAGCCTTTGTAAAACTTAGCAAAGCTTCAGAATAAGCCATACATTCTTTCACTTCTTTTTAATAGGGGTATGGGGTGCAAACAAGCTCCTATACCCCTTTGGTTTTAGCAATTTTGACAACAACAGTCTTTTACATAGAAACGGATCCGAAACAAACAACTACTACTAATTATACAATTTAGCCAAAAAGAGAGGGCAACCACCATGTTAGACCTTATCGAAGCTTGCAATGTGTTACACGTTGACGTAGGTGCAAACGATGAACTAATAACAGCGCTCATAGAAGCAATACCGGATTACATAGAAACAACTACAGGACTATCGACACTCGACCAGGACGAAGAGCCGCTTGTAAAGACGTTAAGCAATTTCTTGCTTACTCAGTGGTATTATGCAGACCATGCAGACGATCAGAGCCTAACCAGGACAATCAACAGCCTTACTAAAGTCCTCAGCGTGAGAGCAAGAGCCTATGAAGCGTAAATACAGCTTCAAAAATTATGATAATCACGCCTTCTATCACTCCAAAGCATGGAAGAAGGCGAGCGCCGCATATATGGAGAGCGTTAATTATATCTGTGAACGTTGCGGAAAACCGGCGCAGATATGCCACCATAGAACATGGCTAAACGCTGCCAACATAAACAATCTCTCAATAGCTCTAAGCTTTGACAACCTGGAAGCGCTTTGCATAGATTGCCATAATGCAGAGCATGGACTTAAACACAACGTAACACTTTTCAACGAAGACGGAAGCATAAAAAGTGTTAAAGAGACTCCGGAAGCTAAAGATATGAAAAAACAGGCGTTAGAAATAGATGGGCTTTTAAAACGGTTAGAAAAATGACCTTCTAAGCGCCGCAGAGAGAGCATTTAATAAGATTTAGGTATAAATGTATGTCTAAGCACGAAAAGCCATATAAAAGCCAATTAGAGGGCAACAGAAGAGAGGAAACATAAATGAACTATGTGGAGCCTATAAGGGATAAAGAAACCGTACACGACATAGCAGACTATCTTAAAGAAGTAAGCCCAAAATACCACATAATGTTTATGATCGGAATTTATAGCGGGCTTAGAGTATCTGACATATTAAAGCTGAAAATACGCGACGTAAGAGATAAAAACGAAATTAAGTTAAGGGAAAAGAAGACCGGAAAAGAAAAGTTATTCCCGATCAACACAGAGCTTAGCCGGGCCCTGGCTACATATTGCCAAGGCAAGAAAGACTATGAATATTTGATACCAAGCGAGAGAGTACGAAACAAAGCAGTAAGCAGAGAATATGCTTATAGGGTTATACACCAAGCCGGTAAAGAATTTGGCTTAGATAACCTTGGAACGCACACAATGAGAAAAACGTTCGGTTATCACTTCTACCTGCAGACAAAAGACATTGTGCTGCTTATGCGGATATTCAACCACAACGACCAGAGCAAAACACTTAGATATATTGGTATCGAACAAAGCACTATAAACGACGCTATGAAGAAGTTTAGCTATAAATAAACGGGTGCAAGTTCTTATAAAATAAACATGTGAACTCAAAGAAGAAACAGAGAGCAAACACAAAGCCCGGAAACGTGGCAATTATAAGGAATTCTGCAACTATCTCATTTAATAGCTACAACTTAACACAATGCTACATATGAGAACAAAACAACCGGAAAACCGCAGAGCAACCGCAAGAGCTGCTTTAATAGTCCATTGTCTTCAGATCTGACAATAAACCCCAATTATAAGCGCTTTAGGGGTATGGGGGTACACTTTTTATATAATGCCCTTAGGACCGGTGGTGGTAGTTAAAAAAACCCGCGTAGGAGTTTTTTTAGTAAAGGGGTTACTATGTATATTATGTAAACATAGTAATTTTTGTAAACATGGAAGGGTTAAATACATGGCCTCTAAACGAATGAAGCAAGAGTATAGGGATATATTAAGCAAGATACCGGAAGATAAGAAGACAATAGGGAAAAAACTAATAGAGGAACTCATATTCTTAGAAAAAACAATAGGCAGCCTAAAGCGCCAGATAGAAGATGAAGGCGAGTTAGAGCACTTCCAGCAAGGGAAACAGGACTTTGTAAGAGAGAGCCCGGCCCTAAAGAGCTATAACACATTACTGCAAAGGTACAGTGTAATCTTTAGACAGGTAACAGATCTCATGGGAAAAAGCCCGGAAGCTGAAAAGAGCAACCCTTTATATGATTTCATAAAAGAGCAATAGAATATGGATTACATTACAAAATACTTTGAAGAAATTAAATCCGGTAAGCGCATTGTATCAAAGCGGTGCTATAGACAATATGAAAAGCTTGTAGACGATATAAACAACCCTAAAGACGGGTATATATTCGACAAGAAACGGGCCCAGAAGCCTATAGAATTCATTGAGCAATTCTGCAGACATAGCAAAGGCGAATGGGCCGGTAAGCCGTTAAAACTGGAATTATTCCAGAAAGCCTTTATAAGCGCCCTGTTTGGCTTTATTGATAAGAAGACCGGTTACAGAAAGTACAGGGAAACACTATTCTATGTAGCCCGCAAAAACGGAAAGAGCGTTTTATTAAGCGGTATAGCTTTATATATGCTAACAGCCGATCACGAGCCAGGAGCCGAAGTATACAGCGTAGCCAGCAAAAAAGACCAAGCCAGGATTATATTTACTGAGACTTGGAACATGATTAGACAAAATCCGGATTTAGTACAAGTCATAAAAAAACGAAAGAGCGACCTGTATTTTGACCTAACGTTTAGTAAGTTCCAACCATTAGGAAAAAACAGCGACACCTTAGACGGTTTAAACAGTCACCTGGTAATTATAGACGAGCTTCACAGCATAAAAGATAGAAACCTTTATGAAGTCATGAAACAGAGCCAGAGCGCGAGAAGACAGCCGCTATTAGTTATGATCACAACAGCTGGCACGGTACGCGAATGTATTTTTGATGATATGTATAAATATGCTTGTGGAGTTTGTGACGGAACCATAGAAGACCCGCATTTTTTACCTATTCTTTACGAACTGGACAATAAAGAAGAATGGCTTAACCCCATGGAATGGGAAAAGGCAAACCCCGGATTAAACCGAATCAAAAAATTAGACGATCTTATTAGCAAGGTAAAAAGAGCCAAGCAGAACCCCAGAGATATAACCGGAATATTAGTAAAAGATTTCAATGTTATTCAAACCGTTTCAACAGCATGGTTAACCTTTGAAGACATAAACAACACTGAGACCTTCGACATAGAGCAATTCAAAGGATATTACTGCATAGGCGGCGCCGATCTCAGCCGAACAGGAGACCTTACAGCGGCAACGCTGCTTTTTATGGACAAATCAGAAAAGCGGTATGTAACACAAATGTACTTCTTGCCAAAAGATAATTTTGAACAAAGAGTGCATGAAGAAAAAATACCTTATGACAAATGGTATGAAGCGGGCCTTTTAAGGCTTTGTGAAGGCAACAGCATAAATTACGGTGATGTTACAGCGTGGTTTATGGAAATGGTAGAAAAACACGACGTAACACCCGCTTGGATATATTATGACCCTTACAGCGCCGCTTATTGGGTAGAGGAAATGCAAAGCAGCGGCTTCAATATGGTTAAGTGCTACCAGGGAGTAAAAACATTAAGCCTACCAATGCAGCAACTCGGCCAGGATCTCGCTGCAAAGAAAATCAACTACAACAACAACCCTCTTTTAAAATGGTGTATTACCAATACCGGCGTTAAGGAAGATATAAACGGAAATATACAGCCAATGAAGGCAACAAGCCCCAAATACCGCATAGACGGCCTTGCAAGCCTATTAGACGCTTACGTAGGCCTTATAGACCACTATAATGAATACCTTAATACCCTATAAGGAGATAAAAGCCATGAGACATTATAGAGACCAATATTTTCTAAAAGACAAAACAGCCAGGATTTACTACGACGTAGAGGCCGCCCTTCCGGATGGAAGCGAAGCCCCCACATATAAAAGATTTAAAGTAGCTGCAACACAAAGGCCTATTTGGTGCTATAGCTCACAGCTCACACAAAACCAGATCTTCTATCATGGGGTATGGTTTTCAGAAGATGAAACACGCATGTTTGTATTTAATCACCTTACAGGTGTAAAATTATATGACTACATCCGGTACCGCGGCGAATGGTATACTATCACAAGGATAGATAACCCCTACGATTACAACGAAGAAACATTTGTGTATGTAAAAGACGTTGCTATAGGTGACAAGCCGAAAGACGACGAAATAAAGCCTTATGGATGGGAACCGGAAGACGACGGTTATATAAGCAGATAAAATTGCGCGGGCGCAATTATGATAATTGCGCCCGCGCAAAAGGTAGCCTTGAGC